ATTTTTGTTTTGTTTTTTAGTTTTTTTCATGTTGAAAGCACAGACATGGTAATAAAGAAACGGACAAACTAATAAATTCACGGCAACTTTATAAAAAGCTATATAGCTCGGCGGTTGCCAACGACGCTACTTATATCGAGCTCAAACTACAAATCAACTTCAATGCACATGTCAATCAATGGATGACTGACTGCAGCTGGCAAGCGCTTTGGCAACGCCAAAAACTGCTCAATCACGTCACATTGATCCTTAGAGAGCCCATACACGAGCTCAATGAAGGTGTAAATGCGTGGATCAAACTCATGATGTGAAATCGCCTTCGCCTTGTGTGTGTAAAATTCGGCGTGATCATTTGAGATTCCGTGGACACTGGTAATCCTCATCATGGTATTCCAAAACACGCGCAAAATTGGTACATACTCGAAATCAAATTGCTTTGACAAGAGCGTGCCACGCAACATTACACGTTGTTGTTCGAGAGAGTGGGGTGGACGAATGAACCAGCCGAACTTGGCAAGTGTTCTTCCAATTTTGGGTCCAAGAATGTACTCAGTGTTATCAACTGGGTAAAACCTGGATGAACAAAACTCGAGAGCATGTTCTTCACCAGCATTGTAGAATTTTGGTTTAGCCGTGTGACCTAATCGGGTAAACAAATCCAAGTCCAAATCCTTCACACCAAATTCAATGTTCGGCAAGGCAGTAATTTTCAACAAATTGTCATCGCCCATCACAATCATGGAATAATTCAGAATTTTCTGACAAGATTCCATCATGAATGCGTGTTCAAGACCATTGATTAAAGAATTAGCCATGCTAGTGTGTGGTGTGCCACTCTTTCGTGTCCCCTCGACGAAATAATACACTCCGTGTGCAGTTCGCCCGGGACAACTGACATTGCGTCTCATCACTTTCGCAACATCCGCATTTAAACCCAATTTCACCATAATTCGAATTTCGAAAAGAAGCAGTGCTTTGCCAATGGAGCTATCAAATCGTGAAAAGTCATTCTCAAGGTAGTGTGTCTGCTCACCAGGCAACCACTTACCGATTGTTTCAGCAGTGGCTCCCGAGGTGAAATAAATACAATGTTCCTTGTTCCACATACGTTTGAGCTTGTTTTGCAAAGCAAAAATGTGTGGTCCAACAATTACATTGTATTCAGTGTCACAACCTGAAATCGCCCGTGGATCAGCATGAGTGATGCTGCCAGGGCGAGCCTTGAGTAACTTTTCAGTTTTGACAAACACCTCATTGGTGTAAGCCGTACACTGCTCCTTAATGGAGGTAGGCAATCGCTCGCGCGCCAACAAATGTTTGGCCTGTTTGGCCATGTCGTATCGTTCGGTCCATTTCGTGAAGCTAGGACGTTCGTCTTCTTCTTCATGTTCGTACCCTGGAAACAACCTTGGAAAATTGTCCCTATCAAAGG